TCCGATATCTGCTACGCAATTCTCGAATGACCGACCTGGATGCCATGTTTGTTCGGGACTACTGCGTGGCCGTTGGGCGGCTGGCGCGGTGGTTCAAGGAATAAGCCATGCCAAATCCTAGCCTATCCGATGCAATCAAAGAAGCCTTTGCCGTTGCTCCTGTAACGAAGGTCATCTACGACACACTGGAGATCCGGCAGCCTACAGTCCAGCCCTCTATCTTTATGGTCCGCAGTCACCAGACCCTACAGGCTGTGGACGAAAGTGGAATTAGACGGACTTTCATTCCTGTCGGATTTTCCATCACGCTACCTCCAGAGACCAAGGACGGTTTTCGTTCGCTTTCGATTGCAATTGACAACATTGGAGGGTCTGTGGTGCAGTTTATTCAGACAGCTCTCAGTTCAAAGGTACCGGTAGAAGTTGTTTACCGTCCCTATCTGAGTGACAATCTGAACCAACCCGCCATGAATCCTCCCTTGGTATTGTACCTCACAGACATCCAGATCACCCCCACACAGGTCACAGGTAGGGCCACGTTCATGGACGTGGTAAACAGAAGGTTTCCGTCCGAACTCTATACGAGGGCAAGATTTCCTGGGCTGCGATGAAACACTGGGCTCCACAGTACATCGGAATTCCGTTTGTTCCCGGAGGGAGGGACCGCAACGGAGTCGATTGCTGGGGACTCGTGTACCTTTTCTACCGCGAACAGAAAGGAATCGAACTTCCTCTCCTTCCGGGAGCCGACTGGAAAGATTCCCAAAGGGTTGCGGACCAGGTAGCTCCCTATTGGATGCCTCTGGAACGTCCACAGGATGGGTGTCTTGTGGTGATGAGCCTCAAGACGGTTCCTCACCACGTAGGACTCTTTGCCGACACGGATGGAGGATGGATTCTGCATTGCTGGGAAGGGCGGTCTGTAGTAGCAGAAAAAGAGAAAAACCTCGCAGTTCGAGGTTTCAGAATTCTGGGGTACTATGGCCTACGTGATCGAGGTACCGAATCCGTTTGAGCCGCTCAAAGGAATGAAAATGCACTCCGTTTCGGAGGGCATAACGGTTCGCGGGTGGCTGAGGGATACCTATGGTCCCGACTTCCAGGAGTTCGGTCTTCCTACGATCTGTCTGGTCAACGGAACTCCTTTGCTTCGAAAGGACTGGGATTCCTACCAGATTCAGAAAGACGATGTTGTAAACTTTGTTACCCTGGTAGGAGGGGGTGTTGCTCCAATTATCACCGTTGCCATTTCAGTCCTCACCGTTGCGGTCTCCATTGCATTCATGTTGACAATGCCTGGGGCTGCAGAAGGTCCCCAGTCGGAGCCTCTGTTCAGTCTCAAAGGGCAGAAAAACGATGCAAGACTTGGAGAGCCAATTGAGGTCCCATACGGGAGGAACCGTATCTATCCGTCCTTTGCAGCAAGGCCGTTTGTTCAGTACATCAACAATGAGCAGTATCTCCATGCCTTGTACTGTTTGGGTCAAGGGGTGTATGAAATTCACCAAATCCTGCTAGGAGATACGGACATCACCGCCTACCAGGATGTTCAATACGAAGTGATTCCTCCGGGTGGTCAGCTTTCGATTTTTTCCGAAAACGTCTATGTGTCTCCAGATGTCGGAGGAATTACACTTACTGCTCCACAGGACCCTGGATACAACTGGGCAGGACCCTTTCCTGTCTGTCCTCCGGGAGACCGCGTCAACAAGATAGAGCTCGATTTTGTCTGGCCAAACGGGCTCTACTGGATCAAAAAGGGCAAGAAAATCAAGTCGGAACGTGCAAACTGGAAGGTGGCCTACCGTCTGATTGACAACAACGGCAACCCAACAGGGAGCTGGACGGAAGTTGCCTACGAGCTTCATGGCACAAACCGACCGATCCGAAAGACCTATACCATCAACGTTCCGGAGGGTCGGTATGAGGTGCGGTGTATCAAAACTTTCCCTCCTTACCCTAGCACCAACACTTCTTCCTTCAGCACCACAGTCTGGGACGGGTTGCGCGGGTACGTCACAACCAGGCCTACAGCTCCGTATGGAAACGTCACCTTGTTGGCACTGAAGATCAGAGCCTCCTCCAACCTGAACGAGCAGAACCAAGGGAAGCTCAGCGTCATTGCCACGAGGAAACTTCCGATTCGGAATTCAAACGGAACCTGGAGCGCTCCGGTAGCTACCAGGTCCATTGTCTGGGCGTTTGTGGATGTCTTTCGGGCTGCTTATGGTGCCCGAGTACCTGACAACTTCTTTGACTGGAACACCCTCTATGCCCTGAACAATTACTTTGAAAGCAACAACCTCTACTTTGACTGGGTGTTCCGGGACGCGGTCTCGGTCTGGGAAGCAGCAACCACAATCGCCCGTGTGGGACGTGCGGTTCCGATGTTGTCGGGGTCACTGATCACCATGAGGAGGGATGCTCCGGCAACATTGCCCGTTACAATGTTTACTCCAGAGAACATCGTAAAGGGTTCCTTCCAATGGGACGTCAAACTTTGGCAGGTGGACGAATACGATTCGGTCGCTGTGGAGTACACGGAACCGGATGCCTTGTATCAGCCGGAGGTGGTGGTATGCTCCGTTGACGGATCTACAGACCGTCCGGAACCTGTCAGGGTAATCGGGGTAGCAAACCGTACGCATGCCTACCGGTTGGGGCTCTACATGGACGCGGTACGGAAGTACCAGAGGGAAAACATCTCCTTCGTTACAGGAATGGAGGGACTGATCCCGAGCTACGGAGACCTGATCTACATTTCGCACGATGTTCCGCGATGGAGCCAGTCCGGATACGTGGTGGACGCGGTAGAGATTTCTTCAGGAACCTACCGGCTCACCCTATCAGAGCCTGCCAAGTGGACCAGTACAAACCCGCATTCGATCATGTTTCGAGGGAAGAAGGGAGAGGTCCTGGGACCCTATACGGCCTCTCCCACCAGCGACCCTCACATTATCACCATTAACCCTGGCACAACAATTGACTTTCTGCTGTCTGGGCAGACCGAGCCGACGATCTACCTGTTTGGAGAATCGGGCAACCAGAAGCTTTTGGCCAGGGTGGTAGGAATTGAGCCGCAAGGAAACGAACAGGTTCGAATTGTTGTGGTGCCTTACAAGGACATCATCTATTCCTTCGACACGTTGAATCCTCCTCCTAGAACGCAGTACGGCCTGCCTCCGTCCATACCCGAAGTTCCTACCGTGCAAGGACTTCAAATCGTCCAGCCAGAAACGGACCAATTGCTGCTCAACATCAGTTGGAGGAGCTCAGGGGGTGCCCGGTACTACCTTGTGGAAGTTTCCAGGGACGGAACAAACTGGGAGCGGGTCGCTCAGACGGAGTATCCTTTCTTTGTTTACCAACTAGACTTCCCCGGAATGATCTATGTCCGGGTTGCCGGTGTAGGCACAAGGGGGCAAGGAGCCTGGGCTACAGCCTCCTTCAACGTTTCCTTGATTGCCGGGTTGGAGGTGTCCCAGCCCTGGAACGACATCTCCTGGTCGGTCCAATGGTTCGAGATCCTGAACGGGTTCTACCAGATCAAAGTTTACGATGCCTCCGGAGCCACTCCAGTTCTCAAACGGACCGTCTATACGGACCAGGAACAGTTCACCTACAACTACACGATGGCCCAGGCGGACGGGAACGTGGTAAGGACGCACAAGGTTGAGGTCGATGTGGCATTTCCTGACAGTGCGGGCGGGTACGAAACTCTGGATGCTGCAAAGAGCCTCACCCTGACAAACGCCATCCCTTCTGCCCCTACCAACATCACCAACACCCACCAGCTCAGCGGAAGCACTCCTGTCCATTCACTGAGTTGGACGAATCCTTCAGAAGGAGACCTCATCAAGGTCAAGATTTGGCTCTCCACCACACAGGGATTCGACCCCAACACTACTGCCCCTGCTCAAGTTTTGACAGGCTCTGCACCGGGATCCGTGGCAAATCAGGCCCAGGTCCCAGTGATCATAAGCGGGAACATCTCCCCAGACCAATACCTCCGGATCGGGCTGTTTGACGTCTGGGGAGAGGAGATAAGCACCAACGTTTCGTCAGAAATTGACGTTTCCCTGCCTTGGATCTTGCAGCAAGGCAGTTGGCAGGATACGTTAGCAAGGTGGAAGGACAACGCGAACTGGAGGGATAGTTGATATGCCCATCGGCAACATTTCAAACAATGAGCTTGGAAGTTCTGTCCGAAGCAAGCTCAATGCAGTAATCAATGCTGTCAACCCTCATCTGGTGGATCGGTACTTCTACCGGGCACTCATCCAGCAGACGGGAACCAACACCCCTACAGAGGTAAGGGTATTCGATGACAGCTGGCTTACGATCGCCTCCTCCTATTCATGGAGCCGAACGGGAACTGGGGTATATGTTATCACCACAGGAGCCGACACATTCCTTTCTGGTAATAATTACTACATGACATTCCACTTCTATAATCACCCGGCTACG